CTTACAGCATCCATTTTGCTGCTTGTAGGTGATGTCAATCCACTCGACGCCAATGCCATATTCCGATTTGAAATAAGACTTGCGCTTAGACACGGCGCGGCATTCCTTGCACTGGCTGGTCATCCCGTCAGGCTTTGTCCTGTCAATTGCGAAAAAGTCGCTGCTCTTTTTTTGCAAACATTTTGAGCAAACTTTCATCACATCCGCCCCATGCTGACAGCGCCGATCCAGCCCAGCACCGACGCAGCAATCGCTGCGGCGATGATGATGTCTTGTGTCCACTTGGTCATTTTATTTTCCCCTATACAGTGTCTAAAACTTTGCCAACTCTGTCAGCAAGTTCGTATGACGTGATATTTCCCTCTGGGATGTTTTCATTAACAGCGTCTTCAGCGTCTGCGTTCCAAGAATTCATAGATTTTGCGTGCTTGCCGTTTAATATTATGTTTACCTTGTATCCGTTCCACATGAACTTTCTGATCCCCCTAAAATGTGATTTAACAAGCTTTTTATTACCGTCTGGCAGAGAGCGCTCATGCGCTGCAACTATATGAAATATCTTCTTGGTTTTACCATTTTGATTAACTGCTTTATCCCTGTCTTTAAAAAAATACGGCGACCTAAGCATATCAATGGCAAATGTTATTCTGTCCTTACCTTTGCCAACCCTAATGTTTACACCGTTATCAACTGACAAAGAGCCATTTATGCACACCCAAACATAATCGCTAACAAACTCTTCAAAGCTTTTTTCTCTACCTTCGCAGAACGCATGCAAAAGCTCTGAATATTCCCATTGCCCTCTCATAACCGAAAATGATCTACTGCCTTTTCGGGATCTTTTTGGGTTAATATTAATTTGCTTCTGCACCAGCTGCCGCAAAGGTTTAATAGAGCCATCTGGCGAAACAGAAACGTAAAAGCACGAGGCGAAAGGGCCATTGCTAAACTCCAACATAACCCCAACCTCTAAAATAACATCATTACTTGGTTGAACATTAATTGGGTTTTTTATTCGCTGAAAAAAAACAAAAGTAGGATATACCTTATCTTCTTCAATCATCTCTCGGTCGCTTTTATCATCTGTAAAAGCAGATTCTTTAGGCGCAAATATGCAGCCATATGAAGGTATGTCGGAAGTTTTGATGTTGTACGCATTTCCGAACAATGCTTCCATATCCTTAGAGAAAACATGACACGCCATTTTGCTAAATATTTTGTAAGTTCCAGCGTTGGCTTTTTTCAAAACCTTCATGGCCTTAAATGCCTGATCCATCTGGCCCAGCAAGTCGCCCAAATAGTAATGCGCCCCAGTGTGCAGCTTTTCCTTGCGCATGTTTCTTTTCTTGCGCGTAGTTAATAATTTATTTTTCTGCTGTTTAAAAAACAAACGCCCCCAAAGCGCCAATAAGCGATAATAAAAATCTTTCAACTTATCCCACATAGTCATCACTCTTCCTCCTCCTCGTTGCGCCAGTCGAAGTCGTCTTCGTCTTGGCATTCTGGGCAGCGCACCGTTGTCCACGCGTCGCTGTCCGGCGTGTTGACGAAACGCGGCAACTCGATGAAGCCGGTTCCGTCGCAAGTCGTGCAGATCATTTGTACACATCCGCGTTGATGCTCCACAGCACCAAGGTTGCGCGCTGCTGGTTTGCGCGCTGGTTTACATGCGCTTTGCATATCTCGCCGCGTGCGTGCATGTTTTCCAGGTGCTGCGAAAGCTTGCGCGTGTCCACGCCAACGACGTCAGCGATGTCTGCCGTCTCGCAATACGTCACCTCGGCGCTCTGCAAGAACGCAATGATCTTCCGCTGGACGTCAGCCCAATCAATCGGCTCAGGCTTTGGCTCGCCAACCTCTGCGACGACGACCGTGTTGCCGTCTTCATCTTTGGCGAAGCGCTCACTGTCATCTAGCCCATAAGTAGCCGCTAGCACGTCACGCGCAGCGCGTCTTTCCTGCACATATGCGGCGACCCACGGCGTGCGATGGCGCTGATCCTCGACGGCGTTCTGCACGATGATGCCAATGCAGATGTCATCAAGGTTTGCGTGCGCCTGCTGCAGTAGGCGCGGCGAAATATGTACGCTTTCGCCGTTGTCAGTGCGCACACCAAAGCCTGTGCCGCTATCTGTGATGTGCGTGATTAAAAATTCATGTGTATGCGTAAGGTTCATTATGCATTTCTCCTGTTAAGATTAATTGGTCATTGTTTGTTCGTAACCTGACTATAATTTATCTCAAAGATATCTGTCAACAATTAATTTATATCTAAGTGCTATTGACACGATATATGTTTATCTGTAGCTGTTGTAATCAGGCTACAGAAGGAGAATGAAAATGGAGCTTCAACAATTATTGGTTCGCGTGCGGCCAGAGGTGATTGCGGGATTGGACTTGTATAAGGACAAGACGCGTATGACAAAGGCGGCAACAGTGGAAATGGCGCTGCGTGACTTCCTTGCGAAGCACGATATTGTGGTTGAGCAACCTTTAACTGAATAAGGACTCAACCATGAGCGACCCCGTAACCATTGGCATAGACTGCGGATATCGTACCGGCGGCGTAGCAATCATCACAGATACTTGGTCTGAGGTGCATGACTTGCCGGTGTATAGCGAGGGCGGCGTGGATGTCGTGGCGCTAAACGATATTATAATGAGCTGCGATGCTGTCGATCACATATGGATCGAGCGGCAACAGGCAATGCCAAAGCAGGGCGTCAGCTCAACGTTTAAGCTGGGTTATGCGTTTGGCCAGATCACATCTACTGTTGCGCTTTCTCGCTCAAGGTTTACGTTAGTAGGCCCAGTTAATTGGAAGCGTGCGCTGAACTTGCCAAAGGATAAAGACGCAGCAAGACGTCTGGCGCAGCAATGGTTCCCTGATCGGGCGTCGGAATTAAAATTAAAAAAGCATGAGCATCGCGCAGAGGCGTTGCTGATTGCATTATATGGAAGGGGGCGTGCATAATGGTTATGCGCAAAGACATGTCGAACGAGGCATATCATTTTGAACCGGCAATATCATCGTCGGACGTAAAGACGGTCAGCAGCAAATCGCTGGCGCATTGGAAAGGTCAGGAGCGCAAAGAGAGCGCAGCATTTGATCTTGGCACGGCAACCCATGCGCATTTGCTGGAGCCAGAAAAAAGCCTAGTCAGATGCGGGCCGGAGACAAGGCGCGGCAAGGATTGGAAGCAAGCAAAGGAAGACGCTGACAAGGCTGGCGCTGTGCTTCTGCCGGAAGCCGAGTACAAGCAAAGCATAGATATGGCGCAGTCTGTATTGCAGCACAGCGTTGCGCATCATTTGCTGACGCATTCTGATCTGATTGCAGAAGCGTCATTCTTCGTGACAGATCCAGATTTAGATTTGCCGCTCAAAACACGCCCAGATGGTCTATTGGTTAAGCAGGGCATGGCGATAGACGTAAAGACGTGCGTTGATGCATCGCCAAAAGGATTTGACCGAGCGGTCAGGAATTTTGGCTACGATATACAAGCGGCGTTTTATTTGCATTGCCTTAATCTTGAGGGGCTACGCATAAAACAGTTTATGTTTATTTGCGTTGAAAAGGAAAAGCCTTACGCCGTATGCGTTCACGAAATGAGCGAAATGTATTTGCGGCACGCGCATAATCGCATGATGGAAACGCTCTACACGATTAAGCATGCCACAGATAACGAAGAATATGACACCGGCTGGGATGAGATAAACACCATCCATTTGCCGGACTGGATGAACGCATCAGGCGCGTTCTAACAAATGTTACAACAGATCCCAGCGTGGGGGTGCCACGCAATTTACCAAGGAGTTGCAAATGCAACATATTATCAGTAACGCCGTTGCGCGTTATCCACGACTAAACGGCACATATAAATTTGACAGCGGCGAAATGCGATCCGTGAAATGCGATGCGCTGGATGATGGGGCTGCCTACGACATGTCATTCATTATGACGCCGGATCAGGCAAAGCAGCTACATTCGCTCTGCATGGAGGCGTATAACAACGCCGCATCTATGGACAGCAAAAAGAAATGGCCGGAAAAGCCGTCAAACCTGCCGTATAAAAAAGGCGATGATGGCGAAATAATCGGCAAGGCAAAACTAAAAGGCGCGTATGGCATGGAAAAAACCAGCCCGCCGCGTCAGGTAGATGCCCAGCGCAATAAGCTGCCGGATGACTTTATGCTGACGTCAGGCAGCAAGGTAAACGTGGCCGTAACGCTGGTGCCGTACAATACTGGATCAATCAACGGCATTAGCTTGAGATTGCGTGCTGTTCAGGTGCTTGAATTGGCCGAGCTTCAGCATGGCGCTGATCCATTCGATGCTGTGATCGGGGGCTACACAGCCGCAGCAAGCCCAGCGGAAGATGATCCGTTTGCATTGCCGCCAGCAAGCCCAGCGCCTGCCACGGCAGCGCCCCAATCGGCGTCAGAATCTTTCGATGATGAAATACCCTTTTAGCGTTTAAAAAAGCCCCGCCCGAACAGTGCGAAACCTAATCGGGCGGGGCAACCATGAGGAGAGGTATGCACGATTATGTTAAATAATTTAAGGCAGGATAGCAAGTTCCCCACCGCGCATTGGGCAGAATGGGGCAACGAGATAGTCAAGCTCCTTAACCTAAAACAAACCAGCAAGGGCGAGCATCATGGGGCATGTCCGAATTGCGGCGGCAAAGACAGGTTTTGGATAAAGGAATTCAATGGCGAGGTCATGGTTAATTGCAGGCAGTGCAATGATTTTAAGGCCATACAAGAAGCATTGCGCAGCCAAGGATTATGGCCGGACGCAAATAAAATGCCGGATCTTGCAAGGCCGCAAAATAAAGCCATAGAATGGCCAGCGCAGGGGGAACAAATAATGCCGGAAATCGAGCAAGCGCAGGAAGCGCAGGAAGCGCAGGAAGCGGAAACGCACCCGTATCTGGTACGCAAAAACGTACAACGTCATAACGCTATTATTGACGGGCCTGATCTGCAGATACCAATCATCGATGTGACCGGCAGACGCCAAGGCGTGCAGTTTATAGACGAAGACGGCAAAAAGAAATTTTCTTATAAAATGCCGGTGAATGGTAATTTCTCCGTGATCGGCGGGCCAATCAGGGATTTTGCATATATTGCTGAAGGCTGGGCAACAGCGGCAAGCATTGCGCAGGCAACGGGCAAGCCGGTCGTGTTCGCGCTA